TTTCGCCACACAATTTCAAGGAAAAGGTTGCCTCCCACTATGAACTCCCAAAACATCTGTTTTACAACATCATTTAGGCTTTCCTTGTTGTTTATCTTATAATCGGTGGTAAAACCTTTACCACTGGCATTATCTACCTTACTACGGATACAGGCTGCGTGAATAGGTGAAAAATCGGCAAAATCATACCATCTTTCAATTTCCATGTTATCCGCCCCCCACCTGACAAAAAACTCATTTCGGTTTATCTTTTCAACAAACCTACTGAACCCGCCAGCGTTATTAAATTGTAGTGCGTCTATCTTAATCATTATCAGGGTTATAAACTATAAATACATCGCTGTTCCCGCTATATGCGTCAGGGGTAAGGGTGTTTGTCCCCACTACCATACCAATTACTTCATACACTAGTTCATCAGCGTTATTAGGGTTTAGGTTGGTGGAACTATCTTGTGCCCATACTCTAACCCAATATTCACCAGGTATAAGATGGACATTTGTGGTTCCACTTGTGGTATTACCCGTTAGGCTTTGAGGTATACTATCATCAACATTTATATTGAATAAATTGTATGCGGGGTAATATGTAGAAGTATAAGGAATTTCATACGGAATAAAACACCAACTTTGGAAAGTTAGTTTATGTACCATTTCCCACATAAAATAATCATACACCCCCAACATGTTTCTATCACATACTGCGGGTACATTATTCTGTTCGGCTTGGTTAATGTATATCATTATGCGGAAATTGTATTTATTGTTCCATCTTGTAAATACCTTACAATTCGGTTATACCCATCACCATTTATAAATACAAATGTTCCAATGCGATAAATTCTGTTACTACTATCTAACTGAATAATTTTGGTTAGTGGCTGTACCGACATTGTTTTTGGTAGGTAACTACCGATGTTAGTTGTGAAGGTACTATCAACAACACCATTTACTAAACTAACTCGTAATGTACCACTATTTCCATAACCAGCGGAGTTACCAATATACATGTAATTATTAACTTCATCAAGGTATAAACCTATTGGTATGGCTATTGGAATACCTGTGTTGGTAAATGGTATATTGACACCACTTTCATTATACTTACCAACATAATTAGGTGAAGCACCATTTATGGTATAAGTAGTATTACCGACACAAACATATTCACCATTATCGGTTCTTTGGAATATACTATCTAAATTACCACCCCCACTTTGACCAGCACCCCATAGTGCGGTCTTTGTGTAAGTGGATGTTTCAATTTCTATCAACCTTGTTGCGGCTACACCAAAATAAGTTGTAAATGTACCAACACAAATTAGGTTTCCATTTCTGTTTAGGAATAAATTATTGACGGTATTGTTCAATGCCGCACCAGCAAATACTGAAACATCCAAACTACCTGAACTATCAAGTTTAGCAATTCTGTTTCTAGTTTGACCTTGTACCGCAGTGAAACTACCACCAATATATACATCACCAGTTGCTTGGTCAACCGCTACAGAATTAACAGAACCATTTGTAACTAATGTAAGACCACTCCAAACATTTAGACCTGTGGTTTTATCTATTTTAGCAATTCTCTGTGATGGAGTTACAAATGAACCATATACATAAATGTAATTACCAGTTTCATCTTCGGTTATACCATTTATAGTTGAACTGTATAACATAGTATTTGACCCCGCAGCAAACAAATCGCTAATACCACCATTAGTATCCATTTTAACCATACCCCATGAAGGTGTACCATTGAACCCGTAAAACAAACCACCAACAAAAATATTATCATCACCATCTATGAATATACTTTGTGTGGTATTATCAAAACCAGCACCGATATTGAATTGTGGAATTGGTGATGGTGTTGGCGTAGGTGTTGAAGATGGTGTCGGTGTAGGTGAACCTGCCGATGGGGAAGGTGTGGGCGTAGGTGATGGTGAAGGATCTGTGAAATAAGAAGTATCCACATCAAGGATAGCCCTTTGTTCCCCCAAATAATCACTAAACTGCTTTCTTGTAAAAACCTTACCCATGTAATTTGTGTACCTTTTCAATTAGTTCATCAACATTTACATCATTACCAGCACCGAAGGGGTGTTTTACCAACCTTCTAATATTTTGGTTATTGTAAAAGTATTCTGTAAGTACATAAATAGTGTCATTACGGAATAACCACTCAACCCCAATAATTTCATAACCATTGAATTGTTGGTTTCCCCACATAACATCTTTTTTTACTTTTGTTCCCATATTAACTCCAAACTGCCATATCAAATCGTGCCCCAACCGTGGTCAAGTTGGAAACAGTAACCGTTCTTGTACCTGTTGTTGTTTGTAGAAAATCAGCACCACCAGTTTCTTGTTGGTATCCAACATCCCCATTATTTCTCTCAAACCTTTCTGTTGCGTTTGTCCAAGTGAAATTATTAGAATAACTACTATCGGTATTTACACCAATTCCCATTGACCTTGAAGGTAATGACGATGTTGTTAGTGATAATGATGATGCTAAACCACTAGCACTACCTGTCCAATAAGGTGTTGTAGATGAATAACCAACAATTCTCCAAACACCCATTACAAGAGAATTTGAGGTTGCTGATGTTGTGATGGATACCGTACCAGTAGAACCAGTTACCACAGCGTAGAATAAGCCATTTAGGTATAAATTACTAAACCCACCACCAACTGCTTGTGTCGCTGTAACACCATCTATCGTTACATTTGTAATTGAAGTACCAGCCCCACTAGTTGCTGAACCAACAGATACAACAATCAAACCAGCACCACCAAAATCAACACTCGTAAAATCGTAAGTGGTTTTATTGCCAGTGTCTATTCTGCTTTCTCTAAAAGAATAATCTATAACCTGTTGTGAAGGTGTTGGGGTAGGTGTTCCCGTAGGTGATGGTGAAGGTTCGGGAACCGTACTTGAAGGGGTTGGTGTAGGTGTCGGTGTTCCTGTTTGTGTAGGTGTGGGTGAAGCACTCACCACTGGTGTAGGTGTTCCACTTTCCTTCAACACATTTAGGGGTTGGTTCAATACAGGTACCCATACATTACCCTTTCGGGTTTTTTCACCCAAAGGTTTCAATAATTCGGTAATGCTATCTTGTTTGGTTGGATATACTTTTATTCCATAACCAGGGGGTCTGTATGACCTTCCGTTCCATTTCATATAATAAATAAATAAGGCTAAAAAAGGGGGGTGTAAACCCCCCCTGTGAATTTGGTTATCGGTTATTCCGCACTTACAGTAATACCCGTCATAACAGCCGCTAATGTGCTAGTTACAAGAATTTCCTGTGATGCGTTTGGTTCACCACCAACGATGGTGAGTGCGTTAAGACCATTGAGGTCATTATACGCAGTACCTGTTTGGATGTTACCAGCGGTTACCAACGCTCCGTTAGCAAACGCTACTGACCAATAACGGTCATTATTATCTTTTACGATAGCGAAGATGTTGTTCTGGCTTACAAGTTCCATAAAGACCTTGCGTAATCCAGCATCTAGTTTAGGTAGGTTCAGTGTCAATGTCGGCTCAAACACAACACTCTGTGCTGTGGTATTGACCGCAATTGCTTCACTAAACGAGGAACTCTGCTTGACCAACTCAAACTTGTAAAAGCGCCCTGTACCTGAAATTGAAGTAATTTGTTCTTCAGCATTTTCAGCCCAAGCAGTAATAGTGTTTCCACTATCTCCTAATATCCATACGGTTTTTATACCGCCAGTGGACGCGTTTCTACAATCAAGAGAATAGCCTTCAGTTATAAAACATGAACTCATAATAAATTTATTTTATGATTAAGGTTTATTCTGCCGAAACAAATGATGCTACATCAAATACTCCAACTCCGTATGTGGTGTGTAGGTTAATTTTCACGATATCCTGGAATGCATCGTACATAGCCTTCGTGGTCATCATCTCTGCGTTCATACCTACCATGATGTAAGCAGCCGCCCCTCCAATTACCCTGCTCTGTCCGTTAAGACCCTGTGAAGGAATAACTCTAACATTAGTACCTGGTAACATTACTGACCACTCTGTTCCTGAAGCCGCACTTGCGTCATCAAAAGAGAAAAGGTTTACATAAGAAGAATTACGCATTGAAGCAACAAGTGCTCTGTAATCACTGTAAGAACAGTAGATAACTAGGTCGTCTCTGTGAAGGATGTTTTCAGGGATAGCCTGATAGTAAGATGTAAATACATCCAAACCATTTGTTGCTGTCGCTGCTGTGTAAGCAATTGCGTTAGCACCATTACCACTTGTTACAAGTGTCAATACACCATCAAAACATTGTGAGTTGTATTGTGTAGCACCAGTAGCAGTTGTGTTTCTCCAAAGTTGAATTTCAATTTCGTTAGCAACTCTGTTTGAGATGTCGGTCAAAATAACCTCCTCAAAAGGTACTGTCTCTTGGAAATTGCTATCACTCAAGTATTTACTTAAATAAGTATCGTACAAATCATATGGACAAAGTTCCTGGTTTAATTTTTTATTACATAGGTCAATTGT